GGGCACAGGACCCTATATTAACGGCAGTGGTGGTCTGCTGCTCTTGTTGCAATTTGGTTATTAGGTTTTATATTCGCCTTATAACCTAATGATTCCACCCAACCTACCGCAGGTCCAACAAGTTTAGAACTAAAATGTTTTTCTTGACTGTTGTAATCTAAATCAATTTCAACTTTAACATTCACCTTACTTGTCAACCAGTTTGCTACTTCTATTGAATAATCAGCTTCATTCCATAACCTTGTCCATTTATCCTTTATCTTTTTCATTTTGTGTTTGTGATAAATGTAATGGACCCCTCTGTTTCCGTATCTGTAGGCAATTGCCGTTACATATACAGTTGTTCTTCTGTGGTTTTGTGAATCAGTTCCGACATGTATTTCAACATATGGACATTCTTTAAGAATATCAATTGTGTGTTTTACTATATCAGAAACCGCATCCCCTTCAACCTTTCTAAATACTCGGTTCATTGTACCTCCTTTTTATTTGTTTGTGGACAGAGAGGGTTTCGAACCCCCGACGCTCGGCTCTTCAGGCCGACGCTCTACCAACTGAGCTACCTGTCCTTTATTTGCACGCCTACCAAGATTCGAACTCGGACCTTAGGTTTTGGAGACCTCGATGCTACCGTTAACACCATAGACGTGTATGTTTTGTACCCCCTCAGAGATTCGAACTCCGACCTGACGCCTTAGAAGAGCGTTGTACTTCCGTTATACGAAAGGGGCATTTTGTTGTACCTTCGGAGAGGGTCGAACTCCCAATCATCAGATTCGTATTCTGAGGCTTTTCCATTAAGCTACGAAGGTATAAATAGTTCTGGTCAACCACACGCATCCCACCGTCCTGTTTCATACGCCTAAGCCTTGTCCGTTGTGAACTATTTGTGTGTATGATGGGGGTCGAACCCATGACCTCTTGACCCACAATCAAGCACTCTACCAACTGAGCTACATACACCATGTAAGTCCCGTATAGTGGTATCGAACCACTCTAAAGTCGGATATGAGCCAACTTTGTTCCCTGAACATACGGGAGTTGCGGAAGACATTGGAATCGAACCAAATACCCGAAGGTACATCTCGCTTAGCAGGCGGACCCTATCGCCATCAAGGTTTATCTTCCGTAGTCGGCACAGTAGGAATCGAACCTACATGGGACCTATTAACCTTTCAACCGCGTATCAGACGGAGGGTATATGTGCCGTATTATATATTAAATCATAATGTATTTCTCTATGACAGTTTGAACATACTAAAATACATTTGTCTAATTCTTTTTTTACTTTATCCCAAGCCTTATTCATATTACTTGATATGTGAAAATCTTTTTCTTTTGGGTCAGTATGATGGAACTCTAATGCCGTTATACATTTATTATATCCACATTTCTCACATTTACCACCTTTATAATTGACAGCCCTTTCTTTGTTTTTTTGTCTAAAGTTTTTAACGTGTTTGTAATTTGCAATCTTTTTTTCATCTTCGGTGTATACGGTTATTTTTTTATCAACATGATACTTTACAACCGACTCACTTACCCCAAAAAAATCCGCAGTTTCTTTTTTTGTGTGAGTTTTATAGTATTCATTCAATTCTGAAACTTTATCTTTAGGGAACTCAATTTTTCCATCAGACCTACCACCTAAACCAAATCTTTTACAAATATCTCTGACAGTTGATTTTGATTTATTCAATATTTTAGATATTTCACCGAAGGACTTACCTTCATTTCTCAAAGTTAAAATTTCATTATACATACCTTTATCCTTTTAATTACATTTATTGATATCTATAAATATCAAGGTGTGTGAAAAAATTAGCTGATGGGGTGGGATTCGAACCCACGGTGGAGAAAATTCTCGTCGGATTAACAGTCCGGACCCTTCGGCCATCTCGGGACACCCATCATTAATAACTTGAACGTGTTGCCTAATTACACTAAGGAGGGACTCGAACCCCCATCACCCCCTCAGGGTGGTTTTACCGATTAAACTACTGACGGATTCGAACCGACATCTTTCACTCGTGGGAGAGGAGGGACTCGAACCCCCAAGGCTTTCGCGACAGATTTACAGTCTGCTGAGCCAACCAATTGCTCAACTCTCCCTTTTGTACACTCTACAGGGGTCGAACCTGTGACCTGTTGTATGTAAGACAACCGCTACTACCATCTGAGCTAAGAGTGCTTGTTTTAGTTTTACAGAACAAAAGTAACCATTTTTTGGTATAAATCGTTCAGATTTACTAAATTTTTGTGTCCCCGACAGGGTTCGAACCTGTGACCCCCTCATTAAAAGTGAGGTGCTCTAAACCAGCTGAGCTACGAAGACTTTGTCTAAGTGACAGGGGTCGAACCTGCGGCCTGAGAGTCCCAAACTCCCCGCTCTACCAAACTGAGCTACACCTAGATATTATGGAGGAGAGAGCGGGATTCGAACCCGCGGAACCGTGAAGTTCTCCGGTTTTCAAGACCGGTGCAATAAACCAACTCTACCATCTCTCCTTATTGTTGTTCCCCAAGGGTTCGAACCTCAATTCCATGGACCAAAACCATGTGTCCTGCCAATTAGACGAGGGAACAATAATGAAACCAATATGTCAAAGAACTTTTTCTTTTGAGGTCTCTATCAGGTTCGAACTGATGACGCCGGATTACAAAACCGGAATATTACCAACTATACTAAGAGACCAATATAAAACAAAAAACCCGAGATTTTAAGTCTCGGGTTTTACATTCCTTTTATTATGTTGTTAAACGTTTTTAACTCATAAATGAAAATACCCTCGACTGATTTAGCGTAATATAGCTAAACGACCACTTCGTGCTCGGCTGATTACAAATGACCATATGTCTAAGAGTTGTTTTCATTTTCGTTATAAATATATCGTTGTTTCTAAAAAGTTTTAATTTCCCTACAAATGTAGGTGTTTTATTTCAATAAACAATCTTTTTTATTAATTATTTTATTTCAAAAGCGGATTTCATAATTTTTTTGGTTTTTACGGCATCCTCGAAGTTCCCAATTACAACACCGTCCTTGATGGTGAATGCGTGTTGTCTAACAAGAACAAAGAAAGTACCTTGTGGGTTTTGTTTAATGAAAGTACCTACCGTCATCTGTCTTTTAACTTTTTCACCTTTCACTTTCACCTCATACTCCAACGTCTTAATGGTTGAGTTATTAATTGTTTTACCAACACTCTTAATTTTCTTATAGTTAACTTGAGTATTGTTCTCAACCATTTTATTTAAAGTACGTACCGTTCCGTAAGTCCCTTGACGGTCCTTTCTTCCGAACTTCTCTTTAACGTACTTATGTGCTCTGTCGTATGTGATGTCAAATGCGGACGCAAATGCTCTAACGACACAGTCGGCTGTTTCTGATTTTGCAATCACCGATTCAGAATAACCTTGGATTGCTTTTGATGTGGCTTCGTATGGTAGTTTGTTTTTCATAATACAAATATACAAAAAATATTCAATTCAAAAAAATATAGAAAACTTTTTATAAAAATATTTGGCAGTCTAAATAAAACAACTACCTTTGTATTGTCATCAATTATTAATCATTTAAAAAAAAACCTTATGAAAAAATTAGTTTTTACTCTTTTGTTAACTTTTGTTAGTGTTGTGTCTTTTTGCCAAACTTATACGTTTGATGTTAAAAACTATGACTTATATGTTGTAAATGATTTCCCAGAAAAAGACTCAATACTAAAAAATACTGAAATATCAGTTCCTATGGTTTGTGATAGAAAATACACCATAGATTTAGACAATAAGATATTGAAGTTTTATGAAAATGGTGAGTTTGTTGAAAATTTCAAAATTACAGACGTAATTGATTTTGACAATGAAACTTTAATTTTTGTTGAATCTTACTCAGAAAAATTAGGGTACGCCACTACAATCCATATTTATTTTAAATTGGATGGCGACAAAGTTAAAAATATTTGTTTTTTGTGGCCCGACTTTATAAACGGTAGAACTTTTCTTAAAGACATCAAATAACAAAAAACCCCCATCTTTTTAGTGGGGGTTTTTTTGTTATTATTATTTTTAAATTAGAATCCTCTAGCTAGGTCAATAGGTGCCTCGCAAGAAGTATTACCAAGTTTTAAATTTTTAATATCTAAAGGAACATATAAACTCCCACCATTGTATTCAACATAAACTTGATTGGTTCCCGCAGCATCGAAAGGAGATGCCGTTCTTGCCGCTTTATATTGTGCTTCTAATTCGGTTCTTTTTTTCGGATTCTTTTCTGCTCTGAGCTGATTGAATAACTCAGTAATTTTTGCAGTCCATTCAGATAAACGTGTCTTTACGATTACTGTAATTGTTGCCGCTTTTCCTGCAGGGACAATCGCTTGTTCTGCACCATTATCATGGTTACTGTGTTTTGATATTCCACCAATAGAGGCTTTATGGTCTAATTGCTGTTGAGCACCTAAACCTTTTCCTGTTACGGCGACTCTAGATAAATATGCCACTTCTGTTCCAGTATTTTTTACCTCAAAAGTAACTAAAAATTGGTCCATTCCTGTACTACAAACAGTTCTATTAATAGCTAAAGGTGCTTTTTGAAGTTGCAATGTTGTATTACCTAGACCCTCAGTTAAATACTGTCTTGATGTAGCGTTTTGGTGCATTTCCAAAATTCTACTTTTTTCTTCTTCTGAAATTAAAAACTTCATAATTTTTGTGTTTTATTTTTTTATTTTTATTGTTTAATATATAAATATATCATTAAACAAAAAAAGGTGTTGTTTCCAACACCTTTTAATTTTGATAAGTCGCAACGGGATTCAAACCTGTGACACGTCCATAGATGGATTGCTCTACCAACTGAGCTATACGACTTAATCTTTCGTTTTTAGGTCACCCAAAAAAACATCATCAATTAACCTACATAAATTATAATTCTTTTATTTTAGAATATAAAGCTTCTTTTTCTTCATATTCAAAAAATTCTTTCATAAACTGAAAATAATCTTCTGAGTTAATAAAATCATAATGTTGTTGTTCAAAAACGTCTTCCATCTTTTATTGTTTTAGTACACCCGTTTGGATTCGAACCAAAGACCTACTGCTTAGAAGGCAGTTGCTCTATCCATCTGAGCTACGGGTGCATATTATTAAACCTGTTTAACTTCGTATTTGTGACCTGAGTCGGTATTTGCATTGAGGATGTTTACCATCTCTTGAGCCTTATCCTTATTATCAAACTCCCACACCTCACCTTGTGTGTCTAACATAATAACAGGTAATTTTCTGTTGACCTGTGTTTTAACATGTTTAACTATTACGTACATATCCTTTGTTTTTACAAATATATAAAACTTTTTCTAAAGAAAAAACCCTCCAATTAAAAAAAGGAGGGTTTATTAAAATTTATATAATCTTTATAGACCGGTTTTTCGCTTATTTCTATTTTTATCACCAGAATCTGTTGTCCATGTGCTTTTAACTTTTTTTAGGTCTCCTTGTTGATTGTATTTATTAACAATTTTATATTTACCACCGTCGTCGGATGTACCTCTTATCACATCCCTACCAACTTTACCTTGCGGATTCATGATTAATGAAATGGCCTTTTTGGCTTCTTCTTTAGTGTTATATCCTTTTGAACCGTTTGTTGCTAATGTATAATTTTGACTTCCTCTAGGATACATAATAAGACTTCCATCATCACCACCTTGATATAAAACATAAAATTTACCACCTGGTATTGTTGTGAATCCAGGGTGAACGCTATTACAAGTTGACCCTGTCATTAAGATATACTCACCTCCGGCAGCAATTGAGTCATATTCATCTCCGTAAACTTTTCTTTTTGTTGCATCATCATATCTACACAATGTTTTTTCCAATTTCATTATATATACTGAACCTTGAAATGTTTGAGTTTGAAAAGGTCCTTCAACTTTGGTGAAATACTCACTACCATATCTGAACTCATCTTCTTTTAATAATTCTTTTTTAAACCCTTCATGTAAACTAAGGATTCTACTTTTCTCTTCTTCACTAATAAGAAACTTTTTCATATTACATTCCAATAATTAAATCATCAGGATTAAATCCTCTTGAGCCTTTAACTTGGTCTTCAACCTCATCGTACATATATGATTTAACGACAGCGGTCACCATCTGGTCAGCTTGAGCGATTTTGGATTCCATCCAATCTTCAAGTTGGTCACCTTCTTCCATCAACTCCCACATTTTATATGCCAACGTTGCAATTGTGAAAAGTTGTTGTTTTGCCATGTAAGAACCCTCTTCATGGTTTTCTTTAAGTTGTTTTACAACTTCTTCAAGTTGTTTTTCTGTTATAATAATTTTTCCCATAATCTTACCATGTTCTACATGCCCAATATCTTGGTTTCCATCTTGGACCAGGATTATCGCAATTGTGTCTTGCTCTAAATGAACGTCTCCTCTCAGGATTGTTCTTTTTAATCACCATTCGTTTTCCTTTTGCAGATTTTCCACCAAAACCAAAGTTCACTTTAACAACCTTTCCTTTGTCGTTTTTAACGTATACCTTGAACTTTTTGATGTCCCCTTGCATAATCTTACCAAGTTGAACTTTTCGTCCCTGATACTCAGCTTCTTGTAGTAAATTAACTTCCTCAACTGAACCGTAGATATCTTCGTATAAGAATTCCTCACTGAAGAATTCTTCAACTAAAACCTTTTTAATTATTGATTCTAAATTCATATCAATAAATATCCCATAAAAGAAAAAAGGTGAAGTCTCCTTCACCTTAATTTGGGCCGACATTGAATAATGTCAACTCTCCACCACCTTGTTTTTGGTAGAACAAGGAAACTACATTTCAAGTTTCGACTTTGCAACCACTACGTCAGCCATCGTCACTTGTTTTGCTTGACCTAAAATCAAGCACTCCCTCAACATTGCACTTGGGACGTGAATGAAGAAGTCCTTACCATTATATGTGGTAAAATCGTTGTTCATAGCAACTGCAGTATGAAGCATTTTCAAAAATATTGAAAACTGTGTTTCATCCAAAAAGGTTTCATTAATCAAATCCCCGTGTTTTGGGTGAATAACTGTGATATTTTTGATTGCTGTCATATTGTTTAGTTTCTACAAATATAAAAAGAATATTTCATTATTACAAATAATCCCAAGTAATTTTTTTAACTACTACTTCATCAAGTTGTGTTAGACCAAAATATTTCATTTCCTCATTTATTGTTCTTTCAATAAATCTTCTTGATTGTCTGTTTGCTTCTCTAGCATGTCTTTTTTGGTAACTTGTTGTATAACACCAATAATCACATTTCATGTCAACAATGACATCCACTTCATAGATATATCGTTTATTTTCGCGCCAATCATTATATAGATGCTCATATTTTCTAATACTTGTAATTTTAATAACAGTATCATTATATTCATTCCAACCATGTCGATTGTTCAGATTGAACATATTTTTACACAAGAATTTTTTGATTACAGATATCTGACTGTCTTTAAGTAATTTCCCTTTTTCCATACCACAAAGATATATAAAAAAATGAATTGCACAAAAAAATGGATAATATATTTTATCATCCATTCAATTTTTTTTTGCCGGTCGCTCCATGTTAAAAAAGAAACGCTGAGATTACACGTTTATGTGAGTACCTTTAGAGTCATTATTGTTTCTACTCTTATCCACTTCCTTTTGAGAAGTATTACTCAGTGACGGTCTTTTAGGTATACCACTCCTTGAGGTAACAGTTACTCTCTTATTACTTGACTCTCTTCGAGGATGCCTCCCCAACTCTTCCTTGCGGGAATAGAGGTGTTTGGTAAGAATATCGTTAAACTTGCGGTTTAGACGATGCAATGAACGGCTCATTACTATGTAGTCACCTTTCACTATTACCTGACGGACACTTCTGCTTTCTGTAGTTTCATATTGGGAAATATCAACTTCCATAAGTTTTTGTGTCGTGGATTGTAGAAGTAGTGGTCCGTCGCGGGCTTCGTTATCTTTTGGACAACAAAATACTCAACTACTTCTTGAAATGTCCCCATTTCCATACTTTAAGATTACTTCGAGATTAACCTCTTGGTAGAAGTTTATCAAGGTTAATAACGGCACCACCCGTACATCAACATACCTTTCGGTTTTAAGTACCCTTTCGTATTGGAACACGCAATAATGAAATCGGATAACCTCATTTTTTGCAATATCCCTACGGGTTATTCCTATTGGTGTTCCCACCTCAATCAGACGACCCACATCGCCAAATCATCTAACCAGTTTCCCTACAGCGTTGCCCTCGGTACTCAAGATTAAACGGTATCCCGCTTGTGTACTCAAGTTCGAATTCCCTTTCGGGTTTTCAAACCGCAAATCAGTTACACTTCTGACTCACTTTATCCTACTTTCGTAGTTTATTTTAATGGACTATACACAGCCCAAAGAACTTAATGTTTTCAAACTTCAAAGAAAAGGGGGTTAATCTTTTTTTTTAAGTTTCAACAGAACATTCTATTCTAATTTCATCTTTCAAAGAACGTTGTGATTTGAATACCGAGTATCTTTCATCACCTATAAGTTTCAAATCTTTTACAAATTTATGTATTTAATTTGAGACTGTCAAACTTTTTTTAAACTTTTTCTACAAAAACTCCATTTGTTCCGTAGTACTGAGCTCTTGATTCGGCGAATATAGGGTTTGACGTATACATTCGCTGATTTTTGTCGTTGAAGTAGTAATAAATTTCTACAACAACATTTTCAGTGTTTTCACTCATATTTTAAGTGTTTAAATTCAACATTTCAATTTATTCAATGGGACGTTTCCCAATTGTTTTACAAATCTAATTGTATTATTTCGATTTGTCAAATATTAAAATAAAAAAAATGATTTTTTTGTGGTAAATATAAATATATCATTACAAACCAAAAGTTTTTATTTTTTTATTTTTTTTTAAAGATATTTATAAAACATATGGTAGTAAAAATCAAAGATAATATTTTCCAATGTAAAGTTGTTGTTAGTCATAACGCAATTGAAAATGGTATGATGGGTAAAAACTTTAATTCTAATTTTAATGGGATGTTATTTATGATGCCAAGTAGAACTGAACAAAGCTTTTGGATGTATAAATGTATTATTCCATTAGATATCATAATGATGGATAATAATAAAATTACCAAGATACACCACAACTGCCAACCTTGTTACGATGTTAACGGTTGTGAAAATTATGACGGATTTGGTGATATGATACTAGAAGTCGCAGGTGATACCTGTAGAGACTTGGGTATTAATGAAGGTGATGAGGTAAGTTTTTCTAGTCTTTAGAATTTTCCATCATTCCTTTCAACACATTGTAAAACTCCTTTTGAATCATTTTGGTAAACGTAACATATGGTGATTCTTTTGATGGGTCAAAATCCTCTTCTTTACCTAAATAATTTAAACCAGATATGTTTGTAATACATTTGTGTCCTCCACTATTCGCTTGAATGATATCCCAAGAACTAACTTCAACATGTTTCAATAAATCTCTTTCAAAACGTGTTAGGTCTTTGAATCTTGATTCTAACGCTTCTTTAATTTTATCTAACCAGAATTTACCTTTTTTGTTTTGTTTGAAGTTGTCTCCGTAAATTGCTAAGAAGTCTTTGAATGTAAACCCAACCGAACCTTCCCCAGCACTCATTTCGGATACTCTTTTAATTGTGTATAACGATACAGGTTTTTCTTTTAATTTACTTTCCCATTTTGATAAAACAACGTCTTTAACTTCACCTAAGTTAATACCTTTTAATTTTCTATCTTCCTTGAACGGATTACAAGATGCTTGAACAATTCCCATAGGCCAAGCAATAATTATAAAGTCTGCCTCAGGATTGTTTCTAAATGGTGTATATCTATCATATGAACCTGGTTTGTGGAATGGTCCTCCGCCATATTGAACAATAATACCGTCCTCAACTTTTACGTTAGGATTGGTTTTCATTGCCTCAACATATTTTTCTTGGTTTTGTTTTAACACTCCAGGTTCAGGATAACCTTTATCTTTAACCTCTCTTTTAATAATATTGAAAATACTAGTTAGAGATGGTTGAGCGTCCATTACCAATGTCTCTAAAAACTTTGGTTTGTTTTTGAAAGCTAATAATAATTTATTAACTACTAAACCTAATGTCGTTTTGTTATTTTTTACATCTTTATTTTTATCGTAATCAAAAATGTAATTCATTACCATTTCTGGAGTTATCTTATTAACCAAATAATTTGCAGAGTCCACAGTTGAAATCAATTGTACGTCTTCTGCTGAGAATATTTCTTTTGGTGATAAAACCTGTGAGATTGTTTCTACGTTAGACCTTGCCTGTCTGAACGATGTTGATGTTTCTTTTTCAACGCCAGCTTGTGTGTCGTGGTGGTCTGTATGAATAACAAACATTGGTTTGCCATGAGCAAAATCAACAAGAACGGGCATAGTATCACTTTCGGCTTCAGGTTTCTTAACCGCAAACTCTTTATCACCGTATTGAATAACCTCAGCATCGACAACCTTAATTCCGTATTGTTCCAAGTAGTTTTTCATTGCTAGTGCCGTAGTAACACCATCTAAATCTATATGGAAATATATTTTTGCCTTCGGGTATCTTTTTGCGATATTATTAATGTCTCTAATACCAGATTCTGTTATAATTTGTCTCATAAAGATAAATACCTTATTCAAACAAAAAATCCCACTATTGTGGGATTTCATTTATAGTGTCGAGTGTTTTGAAATAATCAACTCTCGTTTGTGCTATTTTAGCGTAATTTTCACTTAACTCAATACCTAACCATCTTCTTCCTAAGACTTCGGCAGCCACCAAACTTGTCCCACTACCCGAGAACGGGTCCATGACTATATCGTTCTTGTAGGATAATATTTTAATCGCTTTGGTTGGAATGTCCATCGAGAACGTTGCCTTGGTGAGTGATTTAGTATCTGCAAAGTAATTCCACTGACCAAACACAAGTTCCATAAACTCTTTCTTATCGTTTTCCTCATAAACTGTTTTTTTCTTTAATGTTCCGTCCTCTTGTTCAATTTCCGTTGGAACTCCTTTCCATTGTGGTTCACCTTTAACTTTTTTAATGTGTTGTTTTTTGTAAGCCAATATTACACATTCTTTTGGGTTATAGATATATGGGCTGGATGGACTCATCCATGAACCCCAAGCTGTGGTTTTACTTCTGTGTGGCGATTGTTCTTCAAGGTCGACAATACCAAAGAAACCATAACCAATCTCTTTCATAATTTGCCACATTTCAGATACAAAAAAGATACGACCACCTTTTTTCTGTCTATTGATTTCGTATGGGATGTTCAAAGCAATGCGTCCATCATCTTTTAATAATCTATACGTCTCACTTAACCACGCTTTAGCAAATTCAACATACTCTGTGAACTCCAAATCATCATCATGTACGTCGTAATTAATCCCTACACCATAAGGAGGACTTGTAACGACCAAATCAATACATCCTTCAGGGAATGTCTTCATTACCTCAATACAATCTCCGTTAATTATTTTTCCTGTTTCTATCATTTTCTTATTTTATACTTTCTAATAAATCCCAAACTTCATTTGAAAACTCTTCAAATAGGTCTCCGTTATCATCATCTGTTAAGTCGATAACTTCCTCATCTAAACAAAAATCCACAATTATTTCGTGTATTTCACCAAGTGTCTGTTCGTCATTTTTTAAACCCTCATATTGATTAAGGATTTGATTTTTTTGTTGTTCCGTTAGTTTCATATTAAAAAATGTAATCAATTATTTTATATAAGACAATAATGGTCCCCGATAACCAAGCTAAAACTAAAAACAGAGCAAACACTCTATAGTTTCTTTCAACATGGTCTCTACTTCGTCCTTGATAGTCATTTGGGTTCCACTCTTTCATTTCTAAATTGTTTGTGCTATTATTTGCGCTAACTTATAACCTGTGAATGCACCAATTGCGGCAGACCCCGGTAATACTATAAATTTACCTAACATTGTTTCATATTTTTTTCTATTCACAATATATGATATTAGTATGTAATAAACAATGTAGTTTATTAAAACTAAAAAGTCCAGTTCTTTTGCTGCAAATACAACAATTGAATTTCCAAGAAACCCCCACATAAAGTTAATAGAGGTTTCACGGATTAATTCGTTTGGTGTTGTTATTGCATCTAATACGTTTATTTCCTTATCAAGACCTGTTTTACTTTTCAAGGGTTTCGATGTGGTGTTGGAGGTACCAGAGGGCCTTTCTGAGGTCTTCAAGTTCCTTGTCTTTTCCTTTTTTTCCTGCACGACTTATATATTTTACTGTGTTTCCTAAACTAAACCCTAATTCCCAAGCATCGATTACTTTGATTGCTTCGTATGGGTTATTTTCTCCACCATAATGTTGTGGGTGATTTACTTGTTCTACTTTTGGTGTTGGACACTGGCAAGGTCCTGTTCCACCACATACACATTCTTTATCCATTGGTTGAATAATTTTTAGCGTTCATTAATGCGTTTTTTAATGATTCGGGTATTGTGCCTGTATTACTTGTATTAATATTTTCAGGTCGTGTTCCTGGTCTTACGTTAGCTTTAGATTCCATCATTTCATCATTTAACACATAATCATCGTCATTCCGATATTCTTTTAATAACTCATCATTAGTAAAAGTTCTATATTTTTCACTTAAACCAGATAAGTTAATATTAGATTTCATATTAGTTTTAATTTCTAATATTTCTTCAGCAGTATCTAATGATTTTGAAACTTCTCTGATAATTTTATATGGGTCGGCGTTTGAACCCGGTCTTCTATCTTCAACATACCCTTTCCATTCATTTGCAGTGTCCTGCGGAACTCTGATAGATGCACCTCTATCAGATACACCCCAACTGAATTTATCAATAGCTTGAGTTTCAAATCCTCCTGTTAATCGTAAGTGATTGTTTGAACCATACGCTTTGATGTGTTCTTCGTGTCTTGAGGCAAATGAATTGAAAATGGCTAAGAAGTATTCATAACCACCTTCACTTCTCATTTTATTATTTGAGAAGTTAGTGTGTAATCCTGAACCATTCCATTCGCCATGGGTAAGTGGTTTAGGGTGTAAATCAATATGGTACTTATAGTTTTCAGAAATTTTATACAAGAAGTATCTAGTCATCCATAGGTCATCTCCACCTTTTAATTTACCTTTTGAGAATACTTGGTATTCCCATTGTCCTAACGCAACTTCAGCATTTGTTCCTGTAATATCAATACCATATTCTAAACACATATTTAAATGGTCCTCAACAAAATCACGTCCAGCAACATTATGACCTACACCACAATAATATTCTCCCTGACCTTTAAGAATGTTTCTTTTGTGTCCTAAAATTCCTCCATTAATTTCTTCACGGATAAAATACTCTTGTTCAAAACCAAACCAAAGACCTTCTTCTTCTTCATTTAATTTTGCTCTCATATTAGATTCATGTGCCATACCTTCTGAATCCATAACTTCACATAAAACATACACCGTACTATTTTCTAATGGGAACCCATATTTTGTATAAACTCTAACCGGTTTTAATATCATATCGGAATTACCAGTATTCGCTTGATTTGTTGATGAGCCATCAAAATTCCAAACCGGTAACTTACCAACTTGTACTACATTTTTAATTGATTCGTAGTCTACGATTTTAACTTTACTTCTTAAATTTGGTTCAGGTTTATAACCATCAAGCCAAATGTATTCTAATTTAACTTTCATTTATTATTATTTATATAGTTGATTATTGTTTCTTCATCCGCACCACTATTAAATAACCTATAGACCGCACGAGAAAACTCGTCGGTTGTAAAAACAGCGTCGGCGTCAAGGTATTTCATTATGTGATGTTGGTTGTTTAAGATATGTTGTTTACTCAAAAATCTCTTATTGAATCCCATCTTCTTTTGTTTTGATGTTACTTAAAAATTCTTCTAACTTTAAAATCTCTTCTTCAGTTGGTTCCATCTTTTCTTTCAACGTTTCCATTTCTTGTTTTCCGGCTAAAGTACTTAATAAGTCTATGTTGATATTACCACCCATTTCGTTTAAAATGGTTCTAACTTTTGTCCCAAATTGCATATCGTTTGGGTATTCTTTTGATAAATTTTTTAAAATTTCGTATAATCCTAAATCCATAGTCTAATATTAACTTATTGTGTTTTATTTGTCAA